TAGACTTTTTCGGTGTGGGCAATAGAAAAAGAGCATACAGTTGTATCTCCTACTGTCTTTAATTCTGCGTCTTGTCCAACGCGTCCAGAAACTATTAATTTTATCATAATTATTTTTTATTTGCAAATATATATAAAATTGTATAACTTTGCATAAATAATATAAAAAAATGGATGTACTAACGAAAAAAAAGAAAAGCGTGTTGTTAGATGAGGATAGTCATAGGATGCTCATTACAACACAGATTAAGCTATCGGCAAAGACTGGAAAGAAGATGCCACTGGTTGAGATTATTAATTATCTATGTGCAGATTGGCAAAAAAACAATAAATGAAGGCTACTATATTTACCTCTTCAAAGAGTCAAGCGACTGATTACTACAGGACGATAGGCCCTTTCTCTCGTCTTGCATTGCAAAAGAAATTTGAGTTAATTATCTGCCAACAAGAAAAAGCAGCCTGGCATGATATTTATAACACAGATATAGTAATTATTCAGCGTCCTAATTCAACTGCATCCCTTGGTATCATGGCAGATGCAAAGCGAATGGGAAAGGCTGTTATAATTGACTTTGACGATCATTTATTGAATGTTCCAGAAGATAATCCTGCGTCTGCATACTTTAGCAATCCACAAGTTCAAAAGCAAATACAAGACACATTTATATTTGCTGATGTCATTATAGTATCTACTCAAAAGCTATATGACTTATATAAACCTTTGAGCCATGATAAGCCTATGTTTGTTATTCCCAATGGATGGTCACCTACTGACCTACCTATGACAAAGGTAGAGGAGCAGCATTATCCTCCAAGGTTTGTTTGGCGTGGTGGTAGTACGCACTTTGCAGACCTACATACCATAAAGGAGCAGCTTAACAAGGCCATGGAGTTAGACACAGAGTTTACTTTCTTTGGTATGCCTAAGTTCATGATGTACGACTTTAGCAAGAAGGCTAACTTTGTAGAATGGAATAGTATGTTTATTTATTTTACATTCATGCAGAGAATAGAAGGCGATTATGGTTACTATCCATTAGTAAGGAATGAGTTTAATGAGAGTAAGTCTAACATATTTGCTATTGAATGTTTAGCCAATGGTATGCCAGTGTTAGCTGATGTATATTTTAAGGAGTTTAATATACCTGGTGTAATGTGTTACGATACACCTCATCAGTTCTTTGACCTTGTCTTAGCTATTATAGCTGGCAACATTAATAAGCTATCTCTCGTTAAGGATGGAAGGAAGTACCTTAACGAGGTGTTACACATAGACTTACTTAATCAAACACGATACAAGATACTAAAAGGATTATAATGCCATACATACCTAAGTACATACAGTCAAGCATTAACAAGGCTAAGATGATGCGCAAACCATCTGGTGAGCAAGGTAGCTACAATAACGCATGGCAGAAGGTTAGCGTAAACTATAGACGTGCCAATCCATTGTGTGAGGTGTGCTTGGTATTAGGTGAGATGGTTGACATAACACCAGGTGATTATAAGGGATGTGTTGACCACATGATACCTATCACGCGTGGTGGTAGTATGTATAACTTAGGCAACCTCTTAGCACTATGTAAGTCTTGTCATGATACTAAATCAATACTGGAGAAGACATCTGTTGCACCTGTACCTATCTACATGGATGCAGATGCAAAGATACTACCGAAGGACAAGGCTGATGTCGTGACATGGCTGGCACAGATGGTACAGAGGAAGCGGAGCATAGAACAACAAGGAGGAGCATGAGGAGAACGAGCGGACAAGGTCGGAGAGGCGAGAGAGACCGGGGGAGGGAAGGAATTACCTCGAAAGCCCAAACATCGTACTGTGCAGAAAAATAGACATTAATTCAATCTCCAAAAGGGGGGTTTAACCAAAGCATAAAAAAGCAAAATAAATGAGAGCAAAGTCATTGAAAACAAAAGAACTTCAAGGTACATTGATACCTTCCCGTATCAAATCCTTTTCTGGTAGCCCAGTCGGCAGGTCATTGCTAAAACTGAATGAGGACGAGGTAAAGATTTATGAGAAATTAAAAGAACACTTACAAGCCCACAAGGCAAGCAAGGACGTTGATGACATTTTTTTGAGCATTGCTACGCGTGCCATTGGTCATCTACTTTATAATGCCGAGGTTCTTGCAGTTGCCGGTGCAGTTATGGTGCATCCAAACGGTGCAAGGCAGGTAAGTGCCGAATGGACTGCATTTAAGCAATCTATGGATATGTTTTTGGAGATTAGCAAGAGTTTAGGACTTGATCCGGGCAGCCGTTTAAAATTGGACTACTTTAGAGATAGTAACGAAGATGAGGATGACGAGATAGCTAAACTTTTAAAAATGAACTAATGAAACAAGGCATTTTTGAAACATTGACCTTTATCATTGTTATGACTATAATGGTAACAGGTTTAGCCGTTCCTTTTTACTATTTATGGAATTGGTTGTTTGTAAAATTCTTTTGGTTTGATTTTATTGATTACTTAGAGGCAGTTGGCTTTGTTAGCTTTCTTTTTCTATTTAGATTTATTGCCATAGAAATTAAAACACCTAAATGAAGTTTATTGAGGATGTTGTATCGGGGCGTTTAATATTAGGCAACTATGCAAGGCTGGCAGTTGACAGGCATTTAGCTGATTTAAAAAATAACGATTGGGAGTATGTGTTTTCAGAGGAGAAGGCAACCAGGGCTTTCTCCTTTATTTCTGCACTCCGACACACTAAGGGAGAGTTTGCCGGGCAGCGATTTAACATCCAACCTTTCCAAGAGTTTTTTATCAAAGTATTATTTGGATGGCAGAAAAAGACTGGTGGCAGACGATTTCGCAAGGCTTACCTTGAGATTGCCAGGAAGAATGGCAAAACCGAGTTAGCAGCTGCGATTGCAGTTTATTGTTTCCTGTTAGACAATGAAACGGGAGCGGAGGTGTACACTGCTGCAACTACTCGTGACCAGGCAAGGATTGCTTTTGATACGGCTAAAGTATTTTTAAAGAATTTAAAGAATGATTCTAAGACATTTAACAAGTTGGTTAATGTTTTAAAGTATAATTGTAATGTACCTACGACTAATTCTAAATTTGAATCAGTTTCATCTGATGCTGATACTTTAGATGGATTAAATCCCAGTTTTTGTTGCATTGACGAATTTCACGCGCATAAAAATTCAGACGTTATAAATGTGATGGAAACGGGTATGGGCTCAAGAATACAACCTTTGTTATTAATTACTACCACTGCTGGCTTTAATCGGGAAAGTCCTTGTTATTTGTATAGGAAGGTAATGATTGATATTTTAGAAAAAAGAAAGGTTGATGAATCTGTATTTCCTTTGCTATTTTGCTTAGATGATGGAGATGACTGGCAAGATAAAAAGAACTGGACGAAATCCAATCCTAACCTTGGTGTAACTCCGTACATTAGCTACATGGATGACCAATTCCAAAAAGCATTGAATGAGGGAGCGTCAAAGCAGATACAATTCATGACTAAGAATCTAAACGTGTGGACATCTACCTCCTCCGTTTGGATTTCGCAGTCTTACATTGATGCAACCAGGTTATTTATTGATGATGCTACGCTGTATAATAAAAAATGCTTTGCTGGCTTAGACCTTGCCTCAACGCGTGACATTTGCGCACTTGTACTTTGTTTTCCCGTACAAGAAGGATTATCTAAGCCACACATAAAATCTTATTACTTTTGCCCAGAGGACAATGTGAGAGAGCGATCGCTAAGTGATGGTGTTCCATATCTTCAATGGCAGCAAGATGGGCATCTAACTATGACAGATGGTAACGTAACGGATTATGATTTTATAAAGAATAAAGTAATAGAAATAACCGCCAAGTATAAAATAGAGTGCATTTGTTTTGACAGATGGAATGCCTCGCAGCTTGTTATCCAATTAACAAATGATGGCGCAACAATGAAACCATTTGGTCAAGGCTTTATTTCTATGTCTGCTCCAACCAAGGAGGTAGAAAAATTGTTTTTATCTCATGAAATTACACACGATGGCAATCCAGTATTAGAATGGATGATGAGCAATGTTATGTTGCGGTTAGATCCTGCTGGCAACATAAAAATAGATAAAGCTAAAAGCACAGAGAAAGTGGATGGAGCGGTAGCAATGGTTATGGCCTACGCACAGATAATGCAAGGAGATAGACCAACAATATACGAGGGCAAGGAAAGGGAAGGAGGATTGTTAATGTTATAAAATGTACCTAATTAAAATAAAAACCTTTTAATTATGGAAAAATTAATGGCAAAGCATGAGTATGCTCAACAGGTTAGACAAATTAATTCAACAAGCGGATATTTTCATAGGTTTTACGAGTTATCCGGAGAATGTCGTACACATCAAGAGGCATGGATAAAATTGGAGGAGGAAAGAGATGAGTTTGGATTGGATGAGAAATATAAGACCTACGAAAGTTTTAGAAAAGCAAAAAGCAATTATATGATGGTGCGCTTTGTTTAAGATGTTACCATAACTCCATTACTTCATACTAATCTGGTTTATATTTGCCGCATGGGTATAGTTAACACCATGCGGTCTTTTTTTTCTAATACTCGTGCCAGTATTGAAAATCCAAGTACACCAATAAACGGTGATACATTAGGCGCATTATTTCAAAGAGGATCTGCAGCTGG